ACCGGAACATATCCCGTAATGTCGTCTATATTTGTAAATCTATTTAATGACATATTAAACCTGTTGTGTTTCCCAAGCGTAACCATTCCATCTATAAGTCACACCTTGATATTGTCGGAGTTGTCCATTTTGAGCGCCGGCTTGTCCAAATGGTGGATATACAATTGGTAAACCCACACCGCCCGAATTTGTACCTGTGTTTGTATTGGATGAGGTAGCCCCCTCTTCAGTTACTATAATTTCAGTTGTATATATTGGGGTTGGATTTATATTTACAATTGTTGGCGTTTGTCTTAACTCATCTGAAATTGCATCTATGAATTCGTTAAAAAAAGAATACTTTGTGTATTTTTCAGTATCCGTTGAATCATCAGAACCAATACCCAACTTTCCGTATTGTTGCAACGGAGTTCCATTCTCATCAAATGAAACGGGATAAGATATTATCTGACCCCTACCATTCCTTTTAATACTTCTTTCTACAGCCATTATTTAACCACTTTGAAATAAAAATTATCATCATAGTATTTTGTAGTACCATTCATGACAACTTTAAATACAAACTTATAAAATCTTTCAGGTTGTAATCCATTGAACCAAAAATTAAAATAATTGGAAGTAGAGTCACAACTTATCTTTGTATAAGTATCATCGAACGGAATAATTGTCTGATTGGTTTCTGCGTCAACCAACGAATAATAAGTTGTTTGTGGTAAGTATTTTACAACTTTGGTAGGTGATGTTGAGAATGTTCTCGTAGCATATCTTTCTCTACCAAAAACTCTAATTTTAGCTTTAGATGATTCTTTATATTCGGTAGTCAATCCTTTAAGATATAATACAATATCATCAGCACCGCTTGCGTCAGATAGAGCGGTCAATGAGCCGGTTGAGAATGTAAAGTCGTTCCATCTGATATCCAGTGACGGTGGATATATTGTATGCGTGTCGGTAGAGAAATACTTCATAGAACCAAACTTTGTACTCGAAGCTTCATCAAATCTACTCTTCAATACAATAAACCCATTATTAGTTCTATCACCAACCATCCAGTCAGTTACATAGTCAGTAACTTCAACATTTACATTTTGAACGTATTTGTCAAATGATTGTGAGTATGTCGTATTGTTACACCACGATGAGGTGTACCAAGTACCACCACCCTGATTTATATTGTATCGTGATTCAAAAGTTTTGTCAGTATAATATGAACTCGTTGGATACAATGCGGGGTCAGTTCTTAATATGAATGATGACAACGAAGAACTAGCCGCAGCGGAAGTATCGTTAAAATATGTCCATCTAAAAAAGTAATAACCATCTTGTGCAGCGACAAAACTTGAAGTATGTGACGATGACCCACTTATATATTGTGAGTATCCATTTATTTCGGTAGGTTGTAATTGTCTACCATCCGGTTCCAATATTGAGAATGCAATAGAACTGCTAACGTCAGATGACGATGCAAACATATTTCCACTGTTTAAGTCAAAACTAGCGGTATATCCAATTCCACCAAATAATTCAAATCGTTTTACCAACGTAGCTCCACTAAAGTTGGAAGCACTCATGTTTAGTCTACTTTGACTAACAAATATAGTAGCAACCTCACCTAAACTTCCTGTAATTGGTTCACTTAAAAAATAACTGGCGGAAGTAGGAGTGCCCGTGATTACAAATGTGTCGTTTAACAATACACCCGGCTCTTGTTGTTTATACAAAAAGAAATTATCAACCGTAGCAGTTACACCATTTGATGCATTTTGGTCAAAGAACGTAAATTGTATATTGTGGTTTCCACTGGTGTTTGGTGTAAAAGATACAGATTGTGTAGATGCTGTTCTAATCGATGATGTATAATTTGTAACTTCATTCGATGTAAAATACAATCCATTTGGTCTCCGAATTCTAAAGTCAATATCACCTATTGTATTTGGATTTATTTCAAAATTTACATAATATGTAGAACCACTTTGTAATGAAGCTGAAAGGTTAGCAGTACCACCACCATAGTAAGATGCTGAAAACTGCATTTTATATGCGCTATTAACTTGAACTACAGGTGATATTCCGTTTATACCATTAATAGAATCTACAAGTTCAAATGGAGAGATTGTAGATACAAAATCATAATAACCAAGCAGACCTGGAACAGTATTAGCATTTAAACCATTGAATGAATTAGATTCTACAATATTCCATTCAGTAACACCATCACGATATACCCAAGATACACCTTGAGTGTTGTGTGGGGTATCCGGCTCCGAACCAACACCCTCTTCCCAAGATTCTTTGATTGGATAAACATATAGGGTATAGTTTGGTGCTACTTCAGTTTCATCAATAGATTCAAGGTGTAGATAATATTTTATATTTCCACTAATATCGCCATCAACAATAGACTGACTGATTTCTGATAAATCATATTGTAATAAAACACGGCTGTTTCCTAACAACGAAGTGTTGTCAGTATCATATAATTTTACAACTTCAAGAATCTCATCCTTACCGGTGTTCTGATTCTTACGAAGTGTGTCTTCGTAGATTGTTGCGTCTTTCTTTGGATAAAGTCTATAAATCATTTCTTACCTCTTAAAACAATCTAACTACCTTGCCACGAATATCCGTGTCAGGATATTTTACTTCAAAAATAGCGGGGTCTTTTGGTGGATATATCATACCATTTCGTGTAGCGTTTTTCATGTCGTATTTATTGGATGAATATAATCCATCATATTTGTTTACAATTTGTAGTCCACCTTCACCATTTTCATTTGGTCTAATAACGCTTTGTACACCCGTTACACCATCCAATAATACATAGACATCCGATAGATTTATTGGTTGATTTATTTGCATATTATCAACATGGAAATATTTTTTAAGGGCGTCAACACATCTTAATAATACCTCATTTGAATTGTAATTTGGTAGTACAATAATTTCAAAGTCGATACCAACATTTACAATGTGAGCATTCTTAATATTAACAGCGTCAGTTAGGATTCTATAATATGACAAATAATTTTTAAGATTCTCTTTTGTTGCGGTGTTTAGATTTTTCAATCTCTGATTAGCATCGTACCCAAGAACATAGAAGTTGATGGCTAATGGGTTGGGAATTCCATTTTTACTAATATAAGTTCCATCAAGAGCAGTAGATACTTGGAAATCAGGAGCAACATATGCTTTTGATACCGAACCAAATTGGGGTGGTAGTGCATATGCTCGTAACACATAATCCTCACGAGTTACTGCTCTGTTTTGGGCCCTAAAATATGATATAGCATTTTGACGAACGTCTTCAATATCTTCTTCATATTTACCACCACCAGCAGCGGCTTCATTGGTTACAGCCACCGAACGTTCGACAACTCTTACCACAGTATTATCCAAGTCCGATGAGTCATTTTCTAATACTAAATCCGATATATTCGTTAGGTCTTGAGATGGTACGTTATCAATGACACCATTACCAACTCTATATGTAATTGTTAATGTAGTATTTGATGGAGCTATACCATATGTCTTTGAATACATAAAGTTAGATGGGTCAATCCCTTGGTCAAGATTTGAAGTCGAATTATATAAAGCAGAACCCACATTGTTCGGATTTGGTAAAATTTCCTCATCAGCATTAGATGATATGCCGGCTCCAAATTGAATATCAATTGAACCATCATCTATAACTCGTGTAACAAATCGTTTGGGTACTTTTTTAAGTCTTAACAAATATGGGGTTTCTGATGAGTATACCGACATTTGTAATGAGTAGTCTGTGGTGTTGGGGACTTGTTCAAATATAGTGTCTTGTGCAAGATATTCCACCTTTGACCACACATCGTCATCGTCATCTGTAATTTTAATTACGTCAATCAGACCATCATCTTCGATTTTGATTTTGTCATAAATCTTTGGAGATGTAAATGTAAATGTGGCAGTCTTTTCTTCACCACTAACAGCCTTGACGTATTTTTTAAGAAGATAGTATATTGGTTCGTTTGTAGTTTCATCAATTTGATAAACAGTTACTTCAGTAGGGTCATATGATGATGAAAATGTAAAATTTACTTTTTCTACAGTTGAAAATGTGACATTTGGACTTGATACTGAAGATACTTTCATACCTTCTTTTATTGTGAGTGCATATTCAAAGTTCGGAGATACACTGTCACCAGACCCCTTTGATGGCACTATTTGGTATACACTTAATGTTGTACTTGCTGGGACATTTAACTTTGGTTTGTACCCCAAAGATTGAGCTATTGTAAATACATTTTTCTTTTCTTGAGCTTCTTCAAGAATAGATTCTCGTAATTGAACATCAGTATAATACGAAAGGACATCACCAACATATGATGCCATTTCCATAAACATCATTCCAGGTGAAGCCTCATTAAAATCGTTATACGTTTGTGGGAAGTAGTTTTTTGTGAAGTCGATTAGATTTTGTCTTATGTCACCAAAATCACGACCAATTAAATTTACTTCTTTTTTTATTTTATCTGCCATTTATATTCCTCAAACTAATGTCATACTTCCTTGTGATGTGATGTTCATTGTTATGTTCCGATTAGCGCCTCGTTCAGTTACTCTATAATTTAACGATATGTTTATTCTATTTGAATCTTCATTAACATTTACATCTATAGAATTAATTATAATATATGGTAACCAAAATTGGATATCTTGTGTTAAAGATTCTGATAGTGATGCTTCAAGGTCATCGGTCATTTGTTCAAATAACAAAGAATAAACATCAGTACCAAAAAATGGTTGAAAGGGTCGTTCACCTTTTCGGGTTAACAATAAATTTTTTAAATTAGAGATGGACTGGTCTTCTGTGGTGTATGATAGTTTGAATAAAGGACTACCACCCAATGGTAGCATAACACCAATAGCAACATTCTTTTTTAAATCAAGTGGATTTATTTTCCATTCTCTACGAGCAGCCATTACATACCCTTCTTCTTGGCGTCAATAGCTTTCATTAACGCAGAATAGTCTTTTGTTAAAGCATCAACCACAGCAGCACCGGCTTCAGTTTGTTGAAGCTGCTCTACCGAAACAGACCTACCTTCGGCTGTTTCTAATACACCACTTTGAACCGACCCGAATCCCTGAGCCATGTTTGATGTGAAGACTCTGCTACCACCTGTTGAATTAATACTTCTCCATTCACCACTATCAGCA